ATCATAATGACAGGCAACTTTGAATATGATTCAAACAAGTATGGCGACCAGGACGGCGTAAGAAAATATGATTGTGTGGCATCGCTTGTTTCCAGCGACGTAAATTCAAGCAACGAGGAAATCGTTTTAACATTCGCATAAGAAAGGAGCATGATGATAACAGGTTTGGATTTAAGCAAGGTTGTTCCGTATCAGTTGAAGTCTGATGAGGACAACCCGACAATTTGGAAATTGGGAATTGTCCCAAGCTATCTGTTCGTTAAGCTGATGACAGACGCGACAGCCGACCCGATTGAATCTCAGTATAAGTTTCTTCAAGTTGCTTTGAAGGGGTGGGAGAACTTAGAAGGGATCGAGTTTAAGACCGAATCACAAAAGGTTCATGGCAGGGATATGGAAGTCGTCCCGATGGCGTTACTGGATCAGTTGCCGATCAACGTAATCAGCGAGCTTGCTCTGGAAGCCGGGAATTTGAATAAGATAAAGGATGATGAAAGAAAAAATTGATTTTAGCGGTCAAGATTCTATCAGATTACAAGGGTGAACTTGACTGCTCGATGTGTGATGAAAAGTTAAGGGAAGAACGCGGGCATGATAAAGACGGGATCATTCCTTTCATGGTCGACGGCGAAAGGATTTTGCGCTGTCCGTTGACAGTTATAACGCCTTTATCGTGGCAATACATAAAGGCGTTTAGTTTTTATGACAAAGGCCGCTATCCAAACGGATTGATTTATACGCACGAAAGCGAAAAGTATTTGCAGGCAATGATGATTCTTGACATCGAGTTTGGGAAACTGCAAATTCCCAAAAAGGATAAACATGGCAAGCACAGAACTTAATATTTTCTTGCGGTTGCGCGACGAACTTACCAAGTCCCTAAAGAACGTCCAGGGTAAGTTCAACACATTCAGCAAGGGTCTTGACAGAAATTCGCAGAAGAACTCGAAGTCTGTCCAGAAGATGTCGAGGGATTGGAAAGAGTTGGCCCTGCGGATCGGTGCGACTGTTATCGTTATGCGTCAAATGGCGCGTGCCGTTGATGCTTTTATCGGCGCGGCTTCGACTGTCGAGCAGTTGAATCTTCGGTTGCAACAGACGCTTCAAAACACAGCAGAAGCAAACGAACTGTTCGCAGACATGAAAGAGCTTGTCCAGACCGCCCCTGTTGAGTTTGAACAGGTGTTCAAGTCTGTTGTCACTCTGTCAGCCGTTTCAAAGAAAGGCGCGGAGGATGTCAGGAAGCTGATCCCTGTTATTTTAGACATCGCAACAACCGGGTTAAGAATAGACCTTGTGACATCGAACATGGTTCGTGTCATGGGTGGTGGTATCGCGGCGGCTGATGCTTTCCGTGACGCTGGTGTGACTGCGGCTCTTGGTTTCCGACAGGGCGTGCAGGTCAACGCGGAGGAATCCGTTAAGTTCATAACCGACCAATGGGAACAAGGCACGAACAAGATGGTCGGGGCCGTTGATAATCTCAGGGACACATGGGAAGGCCGTCTTGCTGAAATGAAAGATGCCTGGTTTTTCTTCCGTGCCGAAGTCGGGAAAGCCGCCATTGAAGCAGAGCCAGTTCAGGATGCAATAGGGTTTATCGCCCGACAGTTAAACGAAGCGACTGCCGAGGCAAAGCAGTTTTTCCAGGCTTGGTCTGCCGGGGTTACGATTTGGGATAAACTTCTCGCGCCGTTTGAAAAACTAATCTTGGGCCAAAGCAACTTGACGAACAAGATGCGAAGGGCGGCTATTGCACAGAATGAACTCACAGAGTTCACTAGACAATACAACGAAGAATCGAAGAAGCTCGACGAGATACCCGCTAAATATGAAAAGATCGGTGAAGCCATACAAGACCAGATTGATGCTCTTGAAAAGTTCCAAAAGAATATCGGGAAAATAATAATCAAGTCCGTCAACGAATGGGGCAACGCAGTCGGCAAGGCTTTTTCAGATATGATATTTGAGGGGGAAAGTTTTGCAGACGCAATGAAGAATGCGTTTAAGCAAATGGCGGCATCGTTTATCGCACAGGTGGCGGCTATGATCGCGAAGTGGCTGGCCTTTCTTGCACTCCGGGCAATAGGAAGATTCTTCGGATTCTTTCATGGAGGCGGTGAGGTTCAAAGTTTTCACCAGGGCGGTCAGGTTCCGATCCGGGCGCATCAGGGGCTTGCCGTTGATGAAGTGCCGATCATCGCACAGACAGGCGAGGGCATTCTTTCACGAAGGGGAATGGCGAATCTTGGCGGGCCGTCTGCGTTGAACCGATTGAATGCAGATGAATCCTTTGGTGGGGGTGGCGAGATCAACGTGAATATTTACAACCCTCGATTCAACAATAAAGAAGATGTCAAAGAGTTGACCAATCTGATCGGTGTTGAGATAGACCGACAGTTGAGATACACGAAAGGCTTTTAATGGTTACGGCGTTCAAAATACTTCCAAAGAATTACCTGGACGATTGGGGCGAGTTTGAATCCTGGGGGGCGGGGGCCGCTTCTGCGCCGGACGGATGGATCGCGGCTTCCACAGTCTTGATCTCAAGCGATGCCGTCAACAAGAAGTTTGGGGATCGTGGGGCTGTTGTGATCGGTTCTGGTGGATTGGGCGGGATATACAGGACGATTCCTGACGGTCAGGACTACGCGGGCCGGACATTCAAGTTAGGGCTATGGGCGAAGTCAGCGTCGACCGGGCCATACATTGAATTGAATGACGGCGTATCGTCACAGACAGTTCACCTTGACGGCCTTGACACTTTCGCGGAACTGACCACACCTGCAATGAAGTTAGACGCGAGCGCGACACAGATTCGGGTTAATCTTTACGCATCCGTAGGCGCGACGGCCTACTTTGATTCAGGCGTTCTCTGCGAGGGCGAGGATTTGTTCACGTCCTTCGATGACAATATTGTTATTTCCAAATGGCAACCATCTTTGAATATGAGAATGGATCAGCACGACATCGCACAGAGAGAAGGAAGTTTCATTGCCGACACACATTTGACAGGAAGAAATATAAAGGTGGTCGGATCAGTCGTAGGGTCAGACGTTGTTTCTGCAAGAACACACTTCGACCAGTTGATGAAATCTATCATCGGCTGGCAGAGGGACGAGAAAAGGAATATGTATTTATACGAGGACAGGGTGCAAGAGGTATTCTTAAAGAACTTTAATTGGGACTATATGAACAGTTTGAAGTTCGTTAGATTTAATTTACAGTTGACGGCACCCGATTCCTCGACGAGAACATTAGGAATGTTTAGGCACAGAGAAGTCATTGCGGCATCGGTGACAGAGTTTAACTTTTCCTACGGTGGGAACGAACAGTCAAAGCCAAAGATTTCTATTATCGCAGATCAGGGCGGGGCGATAACAACCTGCAACTTGGAGAACCTGACCACCGGGGAAAACATGGTCTATGTCGGCACGGTCCCGACAAACGTAGCGTTGAATGTTGACAGCGATAATGGAACGGTGTTTGCGAGTTCAGTCGATCAGATAGCGAACTTCACAGGAAGCGACTTCTTAGGCATTGTCCGGGGGACGAACTACTTTAGGTTCAGCGGATCGCCATGCACTATAAATATAGACTACTTCGAGAGATTTTTATGATAATTCCTGCCGTCAAAAATAATTTCTTTCTTGAGGACTTTCCCACCGCGCTCGAATCTTATGTGTGCAGACTTGGAAGAAAATGCCATGAGATTCTCTGGACGATTGTCACTTTTTATATTATTAAGATGATGAACTTCTTCCTTCTTTTTAAGTTGCCTACCGATAAGGTTAGAACAAACTTCCCTATGTTCATATACTCTATACCCTCGAAGATTAGGATTGTTTCTTTTTATAATCATAACATATCCGTGCGAACTCTTAGATTTGCCACCCTTATAGTGAGAACTGTTTTCACCTACTCGAAATTTTCGCGCCTTGTAAAGACATTCGTATCCACAAAAATTAGCAGAATCTTTTCGGTATCGCCATACAAGGAACGGCTTATTGCAGATAGAACATATTTTTTTAATTTTGTTTTTAATCATGAACTAAGTTTATCATAGTTTGGTGGTTGTGTCAAATTAACATAGATTATTATAAGGATACTTATGACCGGGGCTTATCGCTTAGAACTTCGGGACAGGGACTTCAATCTGTTGGAGATATTAGACCGCGAGTTCACCGGGTTGTCGTGGTCTTACGGGCGCATCGGAGGGTGCGGTGAGTGTAGTTTCCGGCTACCCAGGAAATTGTTTGAAGAAAAGAATCTGTCCGGGGATTATAATTTGAGGGTCTATTACCGTGACCCGGTGACAGGCTCTTTCGGGCTACGCTATCAGGGATTGGTCGAAACCAAAGACCCTTCGATTCGCGGGAACTCTGAGGCCATAGGGATTAACGGACATGGCTATTCCGTTCAGTTAGGCCGGATATATCTTGATGATGTGACGTATTCAAACACAGAGGTTTCGGTTATTGTCAAAGACATCTTGGACAATTATATCACGCCGAACACAGACATATCCTACAACGCGCCCGACATTGAAGCGACAGGCTTCACGATTGACGCGATTAAGTTCAACGAAATGGCTTCATCGGCCCTGGAGAAACTGGCTGACATTGTAGGCACAAGGGAACATGGCGTTGACCAGGACAGAAACTATTTCTTTAAGGCCAGGAGTTCAACGGTTGGCTGGCGGTTCCCGTTAGGATATAAGATAAGAAGTTTCCAGGAACAGCAGGACTTTTCCGACATCATCAACCGGGTGATTGTTCAGGGCGCGGAGGCCGGGGGAACATCATACAAGAACGTCTACAATGATTCGGTTTCACAACTCAAGTATGGAATCAGGTCTTTCGTCGAGCAGAATGGATCGGTGTCAACGGATACGGTGGCCTCACAGATCGCCACTTCGATCTTTGCTGAGTTCAACGAGGTCGTTAGGAAGTCCAGTTGCGAGTTGGTGGATTTCAACGGACAGATCGAAAGCACGAACCCGATCCCGTTATTTGTGATTCTTGGAAAGGAAGTCAAGTATGGCGAAAAGAGATATGGCGAGTTCCTTTATTCCGGGCAGATCGAGCGCGTCGTAAATCGAATCAATTATAATTTGTCTGACAATAACAGCATGGCGGTCGGTTTGGATTTGGGGCAGATAAGACCGATCATTGCAGAGCAGATTTCACAATTAAGATTCTCTTTAGACCAAGAGCGAAGCGCAAATTTATAGGGGGAGATCATGGTAACAGCTTCATATCCAACCGGGCAAATATCGTTCACGACAAAGCAAGATAGAATTGACGTTGCCGACGACGACCATATAAACCAGTTACAGGTTGAGGTTGTTGCGCTTCAACAGTATGTCGGCACGAACCCGCAGGGCGATCAATCGAGCCTTGGCTCAAGATTTAACGCGATGATTAATCCAAGCGGTTATCTTATCTCGTCAGCGGGCGTTCCTCAACCCACAAGCCCTGGGATGATTTGGTATGACACGGACGCAGGGGTTGTCAAACTTATTCAGACAGACGGAACACAACAGTCCGTCGGCGGGTCGTTAAGCAATGTGATTTTTCAATCCTCATGGGAAAGTTCAAGCGACACAGGTGTCGGGATTTCATATTCAACTGGCTTGTTATCCTCAACAGGAACAGAGGGTTCATATAGATATTGGAACAAAAACAGCGCGTCAACAACATTCGTTGAAATCCGAGATTCAATCCAATGGGAAAAAATACAGGGCGTGAATACTCTTAAAGCGGTTTTTAATTGTTGGTCGAGTGATGCGGAGTGGGTTCAGGTAAGCATGGGGATCGGTGCGTCAACCGCCGCAAGCGCAACGCTGGATCAAACAAACCCGACCTTGCAGGGAAGCGTTTTCCTTGATGTGTCGGGTGTATCAAATGGAACCGTTTATGATATTGATTTCAAAATAAGAAGGGAGGCATCACCGAACAATGCTTACTTTGCTGAACTGTTAGTTTATGGGGCATAACGAAAGGGGGTTATTATGGATGCAATAATCGGTTTTGTTATTGGGTTAGTGATCGGCGGCTTAGGAATGTTCTTCTGGAAGAACAAAGGCTATAAGGGATGAGCGAAGAAAAGTTCTCTCTCTCTAAATACATAATGAGTTTCTTCCAATGGTTGCCCTGGCTGAAAACAATCCGACACCTGACCGGGATTATAATAATCCTGTGCATTGTCGGGTTTATCTACGCGAAGTTCTTTAAGAAAGAAGCCTCGCAAGAAACCACATTCCAGGGTGACGTTGGTGAAGTGAACATTATTCAGAAGTCCAAGAGGATGTTTATTCCTTTCGTTGAAGGATTCGCAGGAGTTGAAACACAGCACGATGAAATGAATGCAGGGATTCGCGCAGGTCTGCGTTTCGAGTTCTAATATAGGGAAGGTCAAGAAGCCCCTCGGTTAATATCGGGGGGCTTTTTTGTCTGAAATAATGCTTGACAAGGTAAAGGAAAAGCATATAATAAAGACGTTAGCGAAAGGAGAAGCGATGCGAATATTTTTAACAGTTTTGATTTTGATTTTCTCGACGACGGTGAGTGCAGAAATTGATTTGGACAGGTGGGCAGACGCGATTCTAAAGGCAGAAGGCAATCCGAATTATGGAATCGTATCAATCAAATGCGATCCGACAACGGATGAATGCCGGAGATATTGCAAGAACACGGTCTACAATACGCTTGTGAAGTATCGGTCAATCAGATGTAAGAAGGGCGAAGATGACCTTACTTGCTTGGCAAGACGCTATGCACCCATCGGGGCAGAGAACGACCCAACTAATCTTAACAAGAACTGGAAGAAAAACGTCAAGTATTTCCTTGAAAGGGGGAACAAATGAAAACGACTGCAAGACCGAAGTGCCAATTTGTTTCAGTTTATGACCGCATCACGTTTAAGTGCAAAGAGGATTTCACGGAGTTGACGGGCAACGAAAGAACAACGCTTGAGGACATGATAATTGAGGACACGGCAGTTTATGTGACAAGGGTATCGGATCAGAAATTAATGGAACTGGCAATCGAAAGGGGCGTGATTTTATGAATAGAAAAGGATTTATAGGCGGTTCGGATATTGCATCAGTAATGGGAAAGAGCAGATGGAAAACACCGTTGCATCTATGGGCTGAAAAGACAGGGATTGTTGAGCCGGATGACTTGTCAAATGTCGAAGCGGTTCAGCTTGGTTCGGAGTTGGAAGATTTTGTCGCTAAGAAATTCGAGAAGGCATCGGGGTTGAAAGTAAGACGCGCCCCGCAATATTATACCAACAAAGATCATCCGTTCATGCGTTGTCAGGTCGACCGCTTAATACAGGGGAAGGATGAACTTCTCGAATGCAAAACTTGTTCCGCGTGGAAGGTTAAGGAATGGGAAGGCGAGGATATACCGACAGAGTATATTCTGCAAGTGATGTGGCAGTTGGGAATCACCGGGCGAAAGATCGGATGGATTGCAGTTCTGATTGGCGGCCAAAAGTTTCTTCACAAAAGGATTGACTTCGATAAAGAAATGTATAATAATATGGTTACTTCTGCGGTTGACTTTTGGGATTGTGTTACCAACAGAATCGAGCCGCAGGCGGTTGGTCTTGACAACAGTTTCATCGCGGAGATCAAGCCGGAGAGTGACGATCAGGTTCAGGCCATCGAAGAAATGAACGACAGGATTGCAATGTTGCAACAGTTAAAGAACACCATTAAAGAAACGATTGACCAGAAGAACGAGATTGAAGCTGGCATCAAACAGGTAATCGGTGACAACTTAGGCATATCAACTTCGGAATATGTTGTCACTTGGAAAACACAGAGAACGGCAAGGGTGGACATCCAAGCGTTGAAGGATGCGAAGGTTTACGATCATTATTTAACGCCGTCACAATCAAGGGTTTTAAGGGTCAGGAACGTAAGAAAGGAAGGTGAATGATGGAGAACGAGTTACAGTTGCATGAAAAGTTGTGCCTTATTCAAACGAGTTTGGTAGCACCGAAAAGCCAGTTCAATAAATTCGGGAACTATACTTACCGAAAAGCCGAGGATATTCTGGAAGCGGTCAAGCCTTTGCTCAAAGAACACGGTCTTATCTTGGTTATTTATGACGACCTAGTTCTGATTGGGGATCGGTATTATGTAAAGGCTACTGCTGAAATCTCAGACAAAGATGGGAAGGTCACGGTTTCAGCGTTTGCAAGGGAAGAAGAAACACGGAAAGGGATGGACAGTTCACAGATAACCGGGGCAACGAGTTCTTATGCTAGAAAATATGCTCTCAACGGCTTATTCTGCATAGATGACACAAAGGATGCAGATAGTATCAATAGGCATGAGAAAAGCGATTCTAAGGGCAATCCTGGCGATTCTAAGCCTATTCAGGAAGCAGTTGACCCCGTAGATGATAGCCATCCACCATCACAGGCGTTAGAATGTGCTTGTGGCGCGGCGATCACACAGAAGGTTTTTGATTATAGTATGAAGAAATTCGGCAAGGCATTGTGCTTCGGGTGTCAGAAAGGGGCGAAATGAAAGCAAAGGTCACAAAGATCGACATAAGGAAGTCTTTTCAAGGTGGGTTCTTTTATTACATATTCTTCAAAAGCGACGAAGGCAAGTCATACAAGACCTGCATCTATCCCCGATATGGGAACTTCGCCCGGTGGAAGCCGATCATTGAACGGTGGGAATCTATCAAATACAGCATCCAGGAGTTGTGGCTTAACGGGTTGATTACTAAGTCTAAGAACCTGATCGACGCAGACAGTTATTTTGAAATTTTATCTTGCAAATAACAAAGTTTTTGATAAGATAAATGAAAAGGGGGTGATGTGATGAATGTTACGAAGGCACGATTTAAGAAGTTATACAAGCAAACAACTCTGCAAGAAATGGCTGATAAGTTGAAAGTCAGCATCGGAACGATCAAGAACTACGCGAAGGTGTTGGGTTTGTCGAAGGGGAAAGGGAACCGGGTAAACCACAAGAGATTGTTTTCTTTTTAGTTGACATTTCGCTGATCTTCGCTATAATGGAAGAAATGCGAGAGGTGGTAATGAAAACAAAAATCACAAATAAAAAAAAGATTTCCCCCAGGCGACTGCCTCTCGCGAGAAGGTCTTAATTCCTCACGGTGCCTGGGGATTTTTATTTAATTATGACAATGGCGAATAGGTTTACAGATTCCGGCAAATGGTCTGACCCCTGGTTCAGAAGGCTTCCTGTTAAATACAAGGCCTTTTGGCTCTACATTCTGGACAACTGCGATCATGCTGGTATTTGGAAGGTTGACTTTGAACTGGCTGAGTTCTCTATAAAAGAAACATTCCCGGAAGAAGAAACAATCTCCGTTTTTGCTGACAGGATAAAAGTTATTAACAGCAAGTGGTTCATAAAGAAGTTCGTTTTGTTTCAGCAGAAGGTCGATTCCTTAGATTCTCTTAACCCCAATAATATCTGTCACTTAAGCATTATGAAGATACTTCAATCAGAGGGAATCATAAGCCCCTTTGAAGCCCCTAGCGAGGGGCTTGGTAGGGGTCAAGGTATAGTAAAGGTAAGGTATAGTAAAGTAAATAATGGGGGAAACAACAAATTCAAAAAGCCGAACGTTAAAGAAGTGTCCACCTACTGCAAAGATCGCGGCGGCAAGATAGACCCGGAAGCGTTCATTGACTTTTACGAAGCGAAGAACTGGATGATCGGCAAGAACAAGATGAAAGACTGGCGCGCGGCGGTCAGGACTTGGGAGAAGCGATCTGACGCGGACGCAAAAGCGAAGCCTGTCAATAACCGGGGTCGGAAAGAATACAAACATTTTGACGAATAACAGTTGGCTTGGTCTAACAGAAAGGAAAGAAAGATGACAAAAATAATCGAAGTATCGGAAGAAACCTATGAAAAAATCAAAGAGCAGTTGGGCGAGGAAACATTCAAAGAAGTAGATTCATTGAAGGATATGGTTGGGGAGAAGTATTATTTCAGGACAGTTACTTACCACCTTACTGGCAGAGTTAAAAAGGTTATTGGGTCATTGCTTGAGTTGGAACACGCTGCTTGGATTGCCGATAGTGGAAGATTTATGCAAGCCATTAAAGAGGGTAAATTGAATGAAGTTGAGCCTGTCGGCAGGGCATATGTGAATATTAACACCGTTACGGACATTTTCCCCTGGAAACACAAATTACCCGACACTCAGAAATAAGGAGGCTAATATGGTAGCAAGTAATTATATTGGCTCTATATGGTCGAGGTCGAGGTCGGGGTCGGGGTCGAGGTCGTGGTCGAGGTCGTGGTCGTGGTCGAGGTCGGGGTCGGGGTCGGGGTCGTGGTCGTGGTCGAGGTCGAGGTCGAGGTCGTGGTCGAGGTCGTGGTCGTGGTCGAGGTCGTGGTCGAGGTCGAGGTCGAGGTCGTGGTCGAGGTCGTGGTCGTGGTCGAGGTCGAGGTCGAGGTAAATTAAGTTGGCTTGGTCTGGTGGCAGAATAGGTAATGTAAACCGTAAGTCAACTAAATCGGGAAATGCAGGGTGACTATACGGGTAAGTAGCGAATCAAGTATGCGAAACTCGTCAAATCCCTGCCCAGCCAAGCCAACGTAAGGAAGGAGAGGGAGAATGGAATATACGGGATTTAAAGACAATAACAATGTTAAGATTTATGGTGGCGATAAAATGATGTTCCCAAAGCATAGCGGAGAATGTTGTAACCATTGGGTTTTATGCACAGTAAAGTTTAATCCTGAATGGAATAAATGGGGATTACAGGACGACAATGATAAAGAATGGCTTACCGGGTCAGGGTTATTTGCTGGATTCTCTAAAATATATAATGAGGTTGTGCCCAGGTCAACGTAAAACCTAGCACAACGTAGTCGGGTAAACAAACTCAATATTTGCTTAAACATGGGAGGCGGGTAATGGCAAAAATAAAAGACGTAGTAGATATGAAAGGTAAATTTTCAGCATATGATGTCGGAGAATGTGAAATTGAAATGAATGAAGATTTAATATTGTCAATATTAATAGAACAGAATTTTGGATTTACGGAAGATTACCTTTGTGGGCTTGCAGAAGAAATTGCAGGGGACGAAGCCATAATAAGACAATGCGAAAAAAGAACGGTGTAACTAAAACGCTTTCCCCCGACGAGGGTGTGCTAAGAAATGTCAACGTAAGGAGAGAAATGAGCAATAAAAAATGCAAACATGGTCGGAGTCTACTATTTTGCTGTGCATGTAATTACGGTGAGAGATCATGGCAGAAGTCAAAAAAAGGGATGCACGTTGAGAAAGATACTGCTGATTTTATAAAACAGAAACGATCTATGAGAATAGCAAATGCGTAAGGAGATAAGTAATGACGATAGAACAAAAAATACAAGAAGCATCTGATATGACCTTGCCTTATTCTGTCCGTAAGCAGATAGCCCAAGCCATCAACACCTGGCTCAAAGACGAGATAGTGCCGGAGGAAAGATACGTGCCGGAAAGTTTTAAGTCACCAGAAAAAGGATACGAGGGCAATAAGGCCTGGAACTCTTGCCGTTCCACAATACTCAAACGACTTTCTCAGCACGACGATGGCGAGTAAACAAACTCAATATTTGCTTAAATACGGGAGGTGAGTAATGCGAATAATCGGAATACACAAGAAAACAAAAGAAAAGGTTTGGTTTGATACGTCGTGGCCCTGGGGAGGAACTTATGGGAACAATTATGTTTGTAAACACGGTGAAGAACACGAATATGCTACACATTTAAGAGACAATAGATTCAAAATAGACCCTACCGATTATAGGTGGGGCGTAGAGGGGAAAATAATTGTGTGGGCAGGAAAAACTCCTGGGCATAAATTTTTACCAAAGGGGGAGGTTTTTAATCATGGGGATAATTATTTATTAACCATAGACCTTGCGCCTGACGAACATGGTCAATGGGATTTAGAAGAAATGAAACTATACGAAAAGGCTTTATTTAAGTGGGACACAGGGTGTAATTTTGTATGCGAACAGCACCCCAATAGACCGTTCCCACACGAAGATTGTATCGGCCCTGGAATGCCCCCAAGAATTTATGAAGCCCTAGGAGAAGTCGAAAAAGAAAGAGATTTTTATAAATTAATGAGTGAAGGTTTAAGTGAATATGAGGCACGAGGAGAGGTATGGCCTACAAAATAATTGTCTAAGCAAATGAGGATATTGGTATGAGCGTTCATTTTTTGAGTTTAACCGATCATTGGTCAACACCAAAAGAAGTCTATACGAAACTTAATATTCGTTTTAATTTTAATGATGATCCCTGCCCTCTTAATAATAATGACGGCGTTGATGGTCTACAGCGTTCATGGGGCTCCAGGACATTTGTTAACCCGCCATACTCACAACTTAAAGCGTGGGTCAAGAAGGGCTATGAAGAAAGCCTAAAAGGGAAATTAGTTGTTATGCTAATTCCATCAAGAACGGACACAATAGCATGGCACGAATATTGTATGAAAGCAGATGAGATCATATTTATAAAGGGTCGCCTTAAGTTCGGCAATAGTAAAAATTCAGCACCATTTCCAAGTGCCGTTGTTGTATTCCGAGGGTCTGGTGGGTGCGAATATTGAGATGTTTTAGGCCGACAACGTGGCGGCAAAGGAGTTTCTAATGCCAAAAGAACAGAGTAAGCTAAAGCCATGCCCGTTTTGCGGGGGGCTACCTATAATTAAAAGAAAAGGGTCGTGCAGACAAAGCACGATAATTGAATGTGGCGATTGTGGATGTTCAATGGAAACAGGAGAAGTTTTAGGCATGACGACTTTAGAGAATTTAGCCTGGAATACCAGAGCCTACACCGCAGAGTTGATGAAGCCGCTTCAAAAGATTCTCAAGAACAAGAAAATGTGTAATTTTTATGAACAAACTCAAAGCGAATTGTGGGCCGCCATCCGCAAGGTGGTTGAGAGGTATCTGGGGGAGAAATGAAGGAAATTAAATGCGATCTCTTTATATTTGTTGGTTATCCAGGCTCCCCTACCTGTAACAATACAATAGAGGTTTCGGAAGATAATTTTAAAGAAGCGTGCGAGACTATGAATAAAGCTGGATGGAAAAAATGTGGAGGTATATACGGAAATCTGCCAGGTTGGGGATATTTCTGCCCAGAACACGCAAAGAATAATCAGTTTGTGAGGAGTAGCCAAAATGACAAAGAGGATTGATGGAAATTTCAGGGAAAGGTTGAAGGAAAGAATAAAAGCTGGTTGGCTTCCGTATGAAACCCTAAAAGACAACGGCATGTGGTTTGAGCATTACGAAAATGACATAGATGAACTTACCGGCTCTGTTCTTTTATTTATCAAGGCTCACTACAAGGCTTTGTTGCCTGAGAAGAAGGAACATAAGAAATGGTGTATCGCTCACATTGAACCTAAAGACGCTCACAGTAGTTGTAATTGTGGGGCCAGGGATAACAACGCTTGCATCGCAAAAATGGAAAAGAGGATAGATGATACGATCTGATATGAAGAAACTCGATAAGATTTGGGCGAAGAAGGTCAAAGAGATCGGGCGGTGTGAGTGTTGTTTTAAGACAGACAAGAAACTTGAAGGGGCGCACATTGTTGGGCGGGCTTACAGAACTACCAGATGGGGCGTGTGGATCGGTGACACTTATGATCTCAATGGTCTGTGTCTTTGTTTCAAATGTCATCAGTCATTCGATCAGCATTTGGTGATGGAAAAGTTTATCCGGGAGCAAGTCATTGGGCTGGTGCGGTTCAAAGCCTTGCTTGAAACTAAGAAGGCAATCGCCAAATACCAAGACTTTGAAGAAATAAAAGGATGGATATTAGATGCCAAAAGGTTATCATAAGGGTGGTGAACCGTTCACAACCAACAAGCCAAAAGAGGGCAGTTTGTGGAGGAAGTTCAGTTATGGAAAACAGTCAAGGGAAGCGAAACCGAAAGGGGGATGGTATGAAAAAGCGTATGAGAAATAAGAAGGGGTTTCTGTTTGGGGGAATTGATCTTGTGCCTTCAATCTTCATCGTAATTGCACTAATCAACATTGGCATCAGTCAACTTCCAGGCGTTAAGAAATCATTTCGCCGGAAGAAAGCAGTTACGATGTGTCAGGAAACAGGCGCGATTGATTGTCAGGCAATGGTGGATTCGTGGAACGACGCTGACGTTTTGGCTTACATCAAAGACGACGACCCGGCAACAGGCAACGGCGGTCTTTTTATTGACGGAACAATGAACCCGTAAACATACGCCTGATGGGAAGGCTCTGGTGAAGGGTTAAGTCCTTGCGGTAAGGGCTATAAGATATATCCTACCGCCCATCCTTCCCACAGGTCAATTCTATGACTTTAATTATCCTACCAGTTAAGAACGAAGAATCAACAATCGCAAACACCCTGTTTGAGATTCACGCATGGGCTTCTGCAAATTTAGACGAGTTCAAGATTATTGTTATCAATGACGGATCGACAGACCGCACGCCGGAACTGTGCAAGGAAGTTGACAACGATAACATTGAAGTGTTCGACAATTTATTTGATAGAGGAAAAGGGTCTGCGTTAAAGACGGGCTATGTTTTAACGCGCATGGTCTACACGATGAAGGACGATGATGATATTATATTTCTCGACGGTGACGGACAGATAGACCCGAAAGAAATCTCAACGCTTTACAATATAATGGAACTCTACAACGCTGAATGCGTGATTGGAAACAAGCGGCACAAGTTCAGCATGACAGAATATACAATGCTACGCCGGGTGATAAGTCAGGGATATAACTTTCTGATCCGCACACTTTTTGATTTGAAGTTTGAAGATACGCAATGCGGAATCAAGATATTCAAGAAGTATGTCCTCGAAGATATTATTAGCAAGGTAAGCGTCAAGCAGTATGCTTTCGACTTGGAAATGATTGTTGCGTTGAGGGCTTCGCGGTATCGGATCGCAGATGCCCCGGTCACGATTAAGAAACAAATGAACAGAGGGGCGATTGGATTCGGGTCGATATTCAGGACATTTTTCGACACAATAATGATATGGATAAAAATGAAAAAAAGGTTTTATTCTCCGAAAAGTTTGATATAATGTAGTCAATAAGGGGAGATAGATGACGAAGATCATATTCGCTGTTCCACCGTGCAAGTCAGAAAAAGGTCACGCCCAGGCAACTCAAAATCGTCAGTCCCAATATTTTCGTGACCCGACATATATTTATCCCATTATTCCCGCCACGTTTGTTTCGATGTTAATTTCAGAACCCGGTTATGAATGTTTGTGGATCGACGCAGTTGCCGAAGGGCTTGACGATTTAGAGTTCGGCAAAGTGATTGTCGAAATGAAACCTGAATGGATTGTCTTTGAATCCCACACGATGTTGATTGATCGGTATTACGAAATCATCAACGGAATCAAAGAGAACATTCCGAACATTAAAATCATTTTGACAGGCGAACACGCGACGGCTCTACCGATTGAGGCGAGGGATAAGTGCAAAGCAGATTATATTTTTAAGGGCGGGAAGTGGTATCACGAAGCCTTCTCTTTGATTACAGGGAAGCGTTGGGACAAACAACTTCCACATATCAACCGGGACGTGACGCGGTGGTGGCTTTACGCTTACGACAACGGGAATTATAAATATACTCCAGCGACCTACACGATGTTCTCTCAAGACTGTTGGCACAGACCTGGGTGTAAGTTCTGTGCCTGGGCGACCTATCACGAACAGACAATGACGAGATCAGTTGACGATTGCCTGAATGAGATTGAATCGTTAATCAATAAAGGGTTCGTTGAGTTCTTTGACGATTCGGGGACGTTCCCTGTTGGGAAGTGGCTGAAAGAATTTTGCGACGGAATGATTGAAAGAGGTTACACAAAATATATCGTATGGGGTTGCAACATGAGGTTTGGCGCGCTGTCCGAAGATGAGTTAAAGTTAATGGCGAAGGCGGGGTGTAGATTTATTCTGTGGGGATTTGAGAGCGCGAACCAGTCCACGCTTGATCTTCTCAACAAAGGGTTAGACGTTAAGCGCGTGCCGCAGGATTTAATTGTATCATCACAGTTAGGAATCTGGAATCACTTGACCGTGATGTTCGGCTACCCCTGGGAAACGCTCGAAGAAGAAAAGCGAACCTATGAAATGGTGCGGTGGTTGTTGTTAGAAGATTGGGCGGCATCGGCCCAGGCGACGGTCTTTATGCCCTACCCCGGAACGGAGATTTACAAGCACCTTGACGAAGAAGGTCTTGTCTTGACAAAGGACTGGAACGATTGGGATATGACCAAGCCTGTTGTGAAGTTGAAGTATGATTTCAAGGAAGTTTTGAAGTTTCAGAAGGGGATTTACAATATCGCCTGGCATTGGAAATTTATCTGGAACAAACTTAAACGCATAAGAAGTTTCAGCGAACTGAAATATTATTTCCGGCTATCGAAGAAAATCTTTAACCGATTCGGGGATGTCGTTGATTCTGGAAAGGTGGCGGTGGATTGATGAAAGAGCCTTTAATCAGTTGCGTCATTCCTATTGTTCACAACGACCCCCACGTTGCTGGTTGCATTGAAGCGATCAAGAACTCTGCATATAAGAACGTGGAGATCATCGTAGTAGACGAGGGCAGGGAACGGTCATACCAGAGGAACTTCGGGATTAAGAAAGCAACAGGGGAATATTTAATCTGGATTGATTCTGATATGAGATTGCACCCGGACTTATTGGCTGATTGCGTTGAGAAGATAGAAGAAGGTTCGGACTTCTTTAATTGGAAGCCAGGAGAAGAATGTTCATTTATGACGACAAAACCAACCGCCGTTTACATTCCCGAACGCATTGTAACAGAGGGGTTCTTCGGGTATCTCAGGGATTGGGAACGGCAGTTCTATAACGGCTCGTTGGTTGATGTGGTGCGATTCATTAGGACAAAGGACTGCCCGTTGTTCGATGAAGAACTGCATGGGGTCGAAGATAGTTCTTGGGAAAGACAAATCAAGAACAAGAACTTTGCAACGAGCGACTATCCATTCTATCACCACGACAAATGCGACCTGATTAAATACCTGAAAAAAAAATGTTATTATGCGCAGAGTTTGAATCTTTACCGAAGAAAGAATCCCGGCGACAGGCTTGTGACATTCCGCTATCGGTGCTGGCAGGTGTTCGTTGAGAATGGGAAATGGAAACGGTTATTGCGGCGGCCTGACCTGGCGATCCTTATGTTCATGCTTCTGTTTGCTCGCGGGGTTATTATGCTGGTTCAACAGGCAAGATATAAATGAAAAAGATTTTGATATTAACTCCGTTTTATCCACCGAATATCGGCGGCGCGGAATCGTTCACGCAAGGGCTTGTGGATGAGGCAAGGAAGCACCACAACGTCACGGTGCTAACCTATCAGCCATTCAAAGGCGGCGCACCGAAAATGGAAGTCAGCAAGAACCTGACTGTCTACCGAATCAACTGGCTACTTCCGCAAAAGACTTGGAAGGGATTGACGGTTCGTAATTTTATAAATGTATTCCCGAAGCTCCTTTGGTCTGCTTATCGCTTACACCGCAGGGAGAAGTTCGACATTATCCACGCACAGGGATTGATAAGCGGATTGATCGGGGCGATAATAAAGGGCAAGGCGAAGTTGTTTGTGACGTTGCTGGCATTATATAAATGGGAATCACCAACAAAAGATATTGCAAATTGGATATTTAAGAAAATGGATTTGATATTTTGCGAAGGCGAATCGGGCCTTGACAATGTTTACAATTATTATGTTCATAAGAAAAAATTAAGAAAGTTTAATCATTGGCGCGCCGACAACACATTCAGACATGATGACAAACCAAACAACTGTAAAACTAGGGTGTTGTTTGTCGGTCGCGCCATACCAGAGAAAGGCAAGCGAATCGTCGAGGATGCAGAGAAGATATTGTATGGCGATAGGTTTGAATTTGTTTATGTTGAGAATGTTAAACCACAAAACCTTGCAGAGATTTATAAAAGTTCTGATATTTGTGTTATCCCTAGCATATATGACGAAGGGATTACTCGCGTGGTGGTTGAATCTGCGTCTTTCGGGTGTGCCATAATTGCAAGTAATAGGGGATCGCTACCAGAACAAGTCAAAGGTTTTGGGATGATTGTTGAGCCTAGCCCAATAACATTTGCGGAAGCAATCTTGACAATAGATTACAAGTCGATGGGATTGAAGGCATATCAATTTGCAAAAGAGAATTTCAGTAGTTCTAACGCATCAACATTTCTGGAGGAATACGATAATGCCCTGGCCTAAAGGAAAAAAGAGAGGGAAAGAGTTTGCGGAAAAACTGAGAAAAGCAAACTTTGGCAAAAGCGTTTCGCAAGAAACAAGAAGAAGGATAAGCATTTCAAAGTCAGGTGAACTAAACCCATCTTGGAAGGGTGGAAGGATAATATCACAGAAGGGCTATGTCCTTCGATACAATCCGAGCCATCCGTCGTCCGATTCAAAAGGATATGTTCGTGAACATCGCGTTGTTATGGAAGAACGATTAGGAAGATGTTTGAAAAGAGGGGAAGTTGTCCACCATAAGAACGGAGATATAAAAGATAACAGGGCTGAGAACCTTGAATTGTTTTCTTGTAATGGAGAACACATTAAAACCCATAGACGAAAAACTTGCGATGTATCCTAAAGGAACAAAATTCGCCTTCTGTGTCGCCGAGGACATGAATCCAGGGGCATCTTACGTTATGTCCTACCTAAGAAATCAGGGCCACGATGTCAGGCTATTCTTCGATCCAAAACAGTTCGCCAGGGGGTATTCAAGAAACCGCTTCCTTGAAAAAGCATTCAGCATTCAGAACTGGTTGATAAAAGAAATGAAAGAGTTTGACCCGGACGTTGCGTGTTTCTCCGTTCTGTCTGCTACCTACCAATGGGGGCTTGCGTTAGCAGAGAGGGTGAAGAAAGAAGTTGGGTGCAAGATTATCTTCGGGGGAACGATGCCGACGCTTGTTCCTGAGATCGTGAAAGAAAACGCTTTCATTGACGAGGTTGTTCAGGGTGACGGGATAAAGCATTTCGGGGGGAAGTTTGACCCTGACTATCTGTGGCCTGCCCGGTGGGACTTCTTTAACGAGTTGCCACCAGAGCATAGGCACACGCAGTTGTTTATGACTTCCTACGGATGCCCGTTCAACTGTTCGTTCTGTGGCAATCAACAACTCCGGGAAGTCGGGCATTATCTCAAACTGAGAAGAACCGTTGACAGTTGCATCAAGGAACTCAAGCATCTGAAAAAGCATTGGGGGATGGAGAGGGTTCTGTTTGTTGACGATATACTGACGCTTGATAAGAAATGGCTCTTGGAGTTTCTTCCGAAATACCGAGAGAAGATTGACCTGCCCTTCGCCTGCTTCGGTCATGTCAACGCTATGGATGAAGAACGGGTCGAGGCGTTGGCGAAGTCGAAGTGTCAGACAATCTGGATTGGTATTCAGACAGGGTGTGAGCATCACAGGAAAGAGATTCTTGACCGTAAGGAAACGAACGAGCAGATTAAGAAAGCCGCCGGGTGGGTGAAGAAGCACGGAATCAAGTTGATGATTGACCACATCTGCGGCCTGCCGTTTGAATCTGACATGACGAATGAGTTGTCGCATATTTTATATTCTGAAATCAAGCCGGACGTTGTGAACGTCTACGAGTGTTTATATTTTCCGAAGGCCAAGATAAACGAACACGCCTTGAAGTGTCGCTATCTTTGCAATGATGACATCGACAAAATCAACCGGGGCGAACACATCATCTATCAGCAGGGCAACAAGTCCGGGCATTTCTATAACAAATATGCAAAGGCATTCGTTACAATCCCGTTAGGCTCTCTGGTGTGGGAGTTCTTACCGATGTGGGCTATCAAGCTGGTGGTTCATTTGAAAGCGGGTAGAGGGTTCATCGCAAACGCTATGGTTCAGAACGAGTTGTTCTTCACATGGCGGGCGATTCAGAAGAAACTAGGGTTTTATAAGCACAAGGACAATTATGCGAGAATGGTCAAAAGTTGTCTACCAAGACATAAAACTGCCGTTCATTAAGTTCGCGGTAAAGTGCGGGTTCTCAGCGAATCAGGTGACGATCTTCAACCATGTCCTGACGTTGACGTTTGGGTGTTGGTTCTTTAGTCGGGGAACGTATTTGTTTGGGCTGGCAGGGTTAGGAATTTGTATAATCAACGGGATTCTGGACTACCTTGACGGCGACTTGGCAAGGATTAATAAGACACATTCAAAGTTGGGTGCTTGGCTCGATTCAGGCTTTGACGTTATCGTTCAGAACGCGGTGCTTGGTGCTATTGCAATCGGGTGTTTCAAGATGGGAATGCCTTTGATATGGGTGGTGATGTTTGCGATTGGAAACTCAGCCAACAACTTTGTGTCGTTTCATTACAACCACAAGTTCGGCTTTGATAGCGCAAGCGGTAATGAGGTATTCCGAAACGGTATGGACGAGAAGCCTGGCTTGCAGAATATAATTCTAAAACAAATGATCGACCCGACATCAGATTATTTCGCTCTGGTGATTTATACATACCGATATTTCATTGTCGTCGGTGCGGTCTTTGGGCTGATGCCGTTGATGTTTATGATTATGACTGTGATTGCAAATGTGAAATGGTTTGTGATGTATTCGATTTATGCTTTTTATTTGGGTGGGGAAAAAGGATTGCACGTTCTAAGAGTATTGAAAGGACTTGACGATGAGGAAGAAGAACATTTCCGCTTACGACACGGTGAATGAGTTTGAGAAAACGATTGCAGACTACGCTGGGTCGAAGTATGCGGTGGCGGTTGACAGTTGTTGCAACGCTTTGTTCCTGTGTTTGAAATATTATTCTGATTATATGATCCGTTCATATACATCTGTTGACATTCCGAAAAGAACTTATCCTGGCGTGGCCTGCTCTATTATTCACAACGGATATGTTTTATTGTTTCGTGACCGAAAGTGGCGCGGTGCTTATGAATTGGGAAATACGAAAATCTATGACAGCGCGCTTCGATTCAAATGGGGAATGTATATCAAGGGCAGTTTCTATTGCCTGTCCTTTCACGCAAAGAAACACCTTCCGATTGGTAGGGGCGGGATGATTCTCTGCGACGACCGGGTGGCCTATGAATGGTTCAAGAAGGCACGGTTCGACGGGCGATCCGAAGTTCCGTTGAAAGAGGACAAGATAGAAATGGTGGGCTACAATATGTATCTCACTCCTGAACAGGCGGCGCGGGGGTTGATGTTATTCGATACGATCAAGGACAAGACCCTGCCGGACATTAATCCAAAGACGCAGGGCTATCCAGACCTGTCAAAAATCGAGGCGTATCAATGAAAAAGACAGTTGGTTATTGTTATGTGGTGGGCGATATTATTCATCGCGGTCATCTTTTACATCTTAAAAACTGCAAGGCTCTCTGCGACGTTTTGATCTGCGGGGTGTTATCGGAAGCGGCGGTTACAGAAAAGAAACCGAAACCGATTCTCCCCCTCGACGAGCGTTTAGAGATCATTGGCAGCATTAAGTATGTGGATATAGCCGTGTGCCAAGACCAATACTCCCCGCTTCTTAATTGCAAAGATATTAGGCCGGACATTTTATTTGAAAGCACATCGCACAATGAAATGCCTGCTAATAACTTTATAAATACGATAGGCGGTAAAGTTATGGTGATGCCCTATTACGTCGGGCAGAGTTCAACTCAAATAAAAGAACAAATAAAAATTGTTCCATGCGGAGGATAAAAAAATGATAGAAACTAATATGAGGTCGTGGACTAAAAGCGCAATATGGCGCGTGGTTGGAGTTTTAATTTTAGGGGCGGTGACGTTCGCATACACCGGGAATTGGGTTACGACATCCTGGGTGACGTTCCTGCATCACTTTGTTTTTCTTTTCGTGTTTGCACTCCACGAAAGGTTTTGGCAACACATTGACTATCAGGGAATGACACGCAAAGTTCTCAAGGCAGTATGCTACGAAACGATCTTGGGGAATTTCATTCTAGCGATTATCACTCTGAGCATCACAGGCGACGTTCAGACAATGAGCAAGATAACGCTTACCTATATTGGAATCAAGCATTTCATCTATGTTTGGAACGAGTTTATTTGGGACAACATCAAGTGGCAGACAACCTGAAAATATTAATTATCGCTAACGCACGGATGAGGGGGGGGCAGTCTGGTGGCGATGCTATTTACGAAAGTTTCAAGAAGTATTGGCCGGACTGCTCTATCCGTGTTTGGGAAATGCGGAGAATTGAT